GATTGCGTGGCGGTCCTAGTGGACGCTTGGATTTGCTCGAGCTTTAAATCGGTTGTCTGGACGTTAGCTAGTGCCCTTGTAGACATCAGTAAGATCCAGAGCCAGAACCGTATGGCCATTCGTAATTGCTGAAGGAAACGTCAGCCACTGTGCGTGGAAAACCAGCATCGCGGTTTTCAGAAGCGTTTTCAATTCGCTGAATGATGGCAAGCTTTTGGCCCATCAGTACGTTTGTGTCACTTTCTTCTTTTTGCAAGCACTTGATTGCCGCATCGATGATAATGTACTCAGTCCAGCCTGAAATGCCGTCTACTGTGTCTGTGTTGTTTACAAGAGTAGTTAGACGTGGAACGTACCACAATCTAAACTGCTGATTGGCTTGTGGTATTGGAGTAAACTTTAGTTTGTTACCCATCAGGCGATAACGAAGGTTTGTAATACCGTAAAAGCTTTGGAAGTTAGGTACGGCGTAGCGGTTACGCTCGGCAAAGTTAAACGGCTTAATCGTTACCCAGGAATCAGTGCTGTTAGACAGCGCAAGGTCAACGCCGAGAAACTTATACATGTCTGTCGGCAATGTGTATTCGTCATTCACGCCGTCAGAAGTAAATGAGTACGGGGACGCTACAAAGTAGTTATCCCCGTACTTTTGTACTAATAGGTCATACAATTCAAAATAGCTTTGATTGATATACGAAGTCAGCTCAGTGTCTTTTACAAACTGGCTATTTTCCATATCACTACGCTGACGAACAGCGTTTTTAAGTTCTGTCAAAGTCATCGTAGTAGCCATTTTAAATTAGTCCTCTTCTTTTTCCATTTCTTCGTCTTGTTCAACATCGTGGTATTTGATGCACTCATGAAAAGCTTTGAGCACTTCAACCATTTTGTCTACAGACTTATCAGAGATTGCTTGCATCATATCTTCGGCAATTGCCTTGTACTCAGCAGAGCTTTCATCTTCGCTTTTTTCGTTCTTAGCTTCCATGGATTCAGATTTGCCGTCTTTACCCATCTTGGCCAAGATCACCATAGCGGTTTTCTTTTTATCAATTGGAAACATCACTTGCTCCTTATGGTGCAGTTGAAGATTTAAGCTTCATCTCGATTTGCATAGTTGTTCCAGAAGAAGGATCAACGGCCGCACCGGACAAATCTTTGCACTGGAACACGATAGTTTTCGCACCGTCAACGTCCTGGCTTTCGGTGTAAACGTATGCAACCCCAGCGCCAGCCGCGTTAATGAAGTTCACATTTACATGGAACAAATCAACGTACTTGTCGTTCAGGGTTACAGTATAGTTACCAGCGCTGTTACGCACTACGGTAGCAACACCTTTAGATTTAATTGCATTTAGAGTAGGTGCACCGGTTGCGCCAACAGATACGTTAGCGAACAAGATAACCTTCCCACGCTCAAGACTAAGAAAAAACTGATTAAATAAACGATTCATTTAGATTCTCCTAAGGTATGGATTAAAACTGGCCAATGCCCCCACTGACCAGAGTAGGCCGGAGAACACAACGTCCCCCGACCCATCTCTTAGTTCAATTAAGCACTGAACTTGATTTGTCCGTTGTAACCAGGCGCATTTGTGCGAAGTTGAGAGTAGTAACCTACACGTACTTCACCAGCATCCGCATTGGATACACGAAGCATTTGCAAACCGTCACCGTAGGTGAGGATCTGTGGAGCTTCGCCAAGGGATTCAAGTTTCCAAGTGTCCATCTGAAGAAGGAAACCGGTAGTGCTTGGGCAAGAACGATCTGGGAATACTTGGATCAAACTGTTTGCACCGTTCACGCTGATACCACGGAATGCAATTTCTGCATTCTTTTTCATATCAACGTATTGAACTTTGGAACCAAGGGACTTCTCAAGTGCCGCATAGGTAGCAAAGTTAACAATACACACGTTAGGCTTTCCACCTTCTCGAGCGATCAAAGAGCTGTGATCGATCAAAGCTTCTTCAATAGACTGTGCAGATCCATCGTAGTAAACGCCAGCAAGACGGGAAACGTCAGAAGAGCGGTTCACACCGAAGAAGTTATCAGACACAGATACAGAAGACGGCAACCATGCTTGCAAACCTTTTACTTTTGCATTGTTGTCACCTTGTACAAGCAAGAAGTCAGCCGGTGCCCAAGAAGCCGGAGTACCAGCAACGCCCCCGAGGGAAGCGGAAACGGTAAGCTGACCAAGTGCACGGTTTACAGCGATAACGTAACCCAATGCCGCACGTGGAGTACCGCCGTCAGTTGCGTTAGCTTGAAGAACCATGTTCTTTTCAAACTGGGTGATGTCACCAGGATTGCTGAGAGTGATTACACCAGTTGAAACAGTACCGATTTGACCAATAGAACCTGTTCCAGAGCGGAACAAAGCACCAGCCAAAGAGTTAGTACAAGAACGAATTGCTGAATCGATCAAGAGTTTAGCACCGTCCAAGAACGCCATTTTGTCGGTCTTAGAAGCAAGCATAGTCTCGTTGTCGATAGTAGCAATAGAGTAGTCTTTTGCACGTGTGATCAAGAAAGATTCAAGATCAGGCGCAGTTTGGTTTGCTTGAGCGTTTGCGAAGGTAGCAGAGCGACCTTGAGAAACGCCGGTTTGGATTGGGATTGGCTTGTATTTACCACCGAAGTTATTAGCCTTCGGGATCATAGCAAGAAATGGGTTATCAGCGTAGACAAGGTTTTCTACAACCTGGCCATCATACAATTCTTTCAGTGCCGCATTCATGGACACTAGATCAAGTGAAGTAGACATTTTATTCTCCTTTGAAGAATAGATTAGTGTTTAGTTTGGTTTGATTGCGTAACTATCGCTTTTGAAGATTACTTGTCATCTGGGTAACTATCAGCCCAGCGCATGGCCATGTTTACTTTTAGCGTAGGGGACCAGCTTTCACCGATCCCCTAGCTAACACATGAAGAGACGTTTTTAGAATAACAGACTAACCAAGTGCCGCAAGTGCTCTGCGCAATCTTTCATCTTCAGTTTTAGCTGACAGCATAGAAGGCACGTTGCTAGTAGGCTGTGAAGAAGAAAGTGTCATGCTGTTCTTGCTTCCACTTTGTTGCTTGTTATCGTTTGAATCCTTAAAGGATTGGCTGAATTTCTTTGAATTTGCTAGTTTTTTTGCTTCTTCTTCAAGATGTGCTTCAACCAATTCGGCCGCACGTTCGTTTGAAAGAATCTCGTTTTTGTTTTCAAAGTGTTGCTCAATCGTTGCAATAACTAATTCTTGCGCAGAGTATAAATTGATCAGCTCAAACTTGTCTTGATTGTCAGTAATGTATTTATTCACCGATTGTTTAAACTGAGCAATCACTTTTTCTTCTTGGGCCTTCAGTGAAAGCTTTTCCTTTTCAATCCGGTCTTGCTCTTCTTTTTCTTTAGACTTAACAAACTCGTTAAACTTCTCCTCGAGCACTTCTGTCTTGTCCCGATGCCTTGCCCCACCATTCAACATAAACTCGGTAATGTCATCGTAGGTCAAGCCGGCTTCTGAAATAAACTCGAGCGGGTTTGTTTTAGCTGACTTCTTTTTGTTTTCAAACTGTTCATACAGCTTTAGCTTCTCTTCAGCTTCTTTGAGCTTTGATTCAGCTTCACGTTGGCGTTGCAATGCCATCTTCTCTTTTTTTGCCAGCGCCGCAAATTGTGTGCTTAACAGCTCTTTAGGTTTCTCGGCCTGTTCTACTTGTGCCGGCTGTTCTGGCGTTGCTGTTGTCTGTTCTGTTACTACTGGTTCACTTCCAATTACTTCCATTTTTTCCCCTATCTCATTGGCATTAGTTCACTTGTTGGCGCTTGCATGGCTTCACCCATCACAGCTTCTGGTGGCATGCCTTCAGGTGGCATTGCACCAGGAGGAGGAGTCATTGCCTTCTGGGTAAGTAAATCCACCTGATCTAGAAATTGACGGATCATCTCGAGTTTATCTTCTTCAAGGCCGTTATTCTTTCCTTGAGCGTAGTATTCCAGGGCAAGCTCACGAGCAAGTTCAAGATCGTCGTATGGTTCTGGTGGGGTGTAAACGCTATCCTCGATTATCTGATCAAAGATGTTATGCAGATAATCCTCGCGACTATTAGCAAGCACTTCCACTTGTTCAAGGTCAGGGAAATCGAGAAGCCTACGGCCCGCACGAGGAGATAGCATACCTGCTTGCATGTATTCAGTGATTGTCTGCAAACGGCCGGCTGGATCGCTTGGAAGCGAGCTGACCGGATACATCTTCATTACAAAAGCGTCCTTGTCGAGATCGACTTCCTTCCAGCTAATAGCTTTGAGCGCAGACTTTTCAGGTACATTAACTTGAACCGTCTCGCCAGCTTCATCAAGCTCTTTGGCGCAATCGATAGTAAGTTCAGCAAGTTGCAAAAAGAATCCTTCATAGAGCTTACCTAATACCATGAAACGCTCAGTTTCAATATCGTTGTACTCACGAAGTGCTACAGCACTGTTAAGGCCAGCCGGTTTTTGAGAAGTAGCAGACAACATGCTGACACCGATTTTTTCAAACGCTGATTTCTTCAGGTTTTCCACTTGGCTATACAATTCCATTGGCACAATCGGTGGAACTACGTATTGCGGTGGGGTGTCGGTGTACTCAACAATCGCACCGATGTCGTTGTTCAAGTGCTCAGTCACAACTTTGTTACCGATCTTATTAAAAATCTTAAACGACCCAGCCAAGTGAATTGACCGTTGAATGATCCAAAGGATCTTATTGATCTCGAGCTGAATGTTTTGAATCTGTTCAGCCGCCCCTTGGCCCCAGAAACCATTCAAGCGTTTCGCCCACCGGAAGTGCGCAAAAGGGAAGTGATCCTTCGTCCACTCTTCGACATAAAGAACCTGGCCAGGGATCGTAATGCAATGAATGCCGTCTTTGCTGTCTTTCGCGCTTGGCAAACGCCAAGATTCAACAACGGTCACTTGGTCAGCCACGTTTTGCTGTACGCCTACCATGTCAGACGTTGCAGATTTAGCGTCAAGGATTTGTTTTTTAAACTTAGGAAACATCTGAACCAAGATGTCGCGATCGTAATTGCGTGGACGGTGAAGCTGGCGTGGCTTGCCGTAATAGCTTTCAAGCCAATCGGTGTAAAGCTCGCCTGGCATGACACGATCAAAGCAAATTTTGCCGTCTTTGCAATACACTTGAACAAAGCCGTCACCGAAAACGGCCGCATCGAGAAGGGTTTCAAGGCTTAGTTCGTATGCCTTGTTTTCGTAAAAGATACCTTCGACAAACTTATCAAGCTTCTTTGCTCGCCGTTGCATTTTGTAATCTGCACCGCTAGTCAGGAACAAAGGCTTAGGCTTGTTCTTAGACATCTTAGCGATCACGGTATCAATTGCGGACGCTACCACGTTGTAAGTGATGCGGTCCTTCTGGCCTGAAGCGTTCGTGCTGATCTTAGAAAGATTATAACCATTCAAACCCATCAAGCTTACGTTGTTG